TGTATTGGTTGCTGCCGACCGATTGCCTGTATTGGTTGCTGCCGACTGATAGCCTGTATTAGTCGCTACCGACCGATAGCCTGTATTGGACACCTTGGCAGCATCCCAATCAACTTTACCTTTTATCCATTCAACGGCTTTTTTTATCATTTCCGGTAAGTTAATTTCGGTTTCGATCGTGATTTTTGCAGATGCAATTTTTGTATCATCACTATCTTTTGATGTTTCGCCGCTCATTTTAACTACAGCAAATTTACTTACCGCTGGACTGTAATAGCTAAGCACATCAAGCGGGTATTCGCAGGCGTGGAATCCACTCTCACAAGCCTCAACATTACCTTTATGCTCATACGTTTTGCCTACCTCATACTGATAACCTCGACAAGTCCAGTCTTGCTTAAACCCTTTATAAGCTATAATTTCTTTGTTTTCTTCAGTCATTTTTTTGTCTCTCAAATTTAGATAATAAAAAAGCCACTATTGGTTAGTGGCTTATCATGTAACTCAAAACGGAATATCATCATTAAACCCATCTTGTTCAGCTGCTGCGCTTAATGGGTCGGGTTTTTCTTTGTCTTTGCTTGGCTGTTGTGTTTCATTGCTTACCTTGCTGTCTAGCATTTCAAAGGATTGTGTCGCTACTTTAAGTGCGGTGCGATTATTGCCGTTTTGGTCTTGCCAGCTTTCCTGTACTAGTTTTCCTGTTACACAGATTTTTGAGCCTTTTTGCAGATATTGTCTTGCTACATCAGCAGAATTGCCATGCACCACAATAGGTATCCAATGCGTACGTTTAACTGTATTACCTTGTTTATCTCGGTAATCATCGCCGATAGCAAGATTAAATGTGGCAATTTGCCCGCCATTTTGGAATTGGCGGATTTCTGGGTCACTGCCTAAATGACCGACTAATATCACGGTGTTGGTATTACGTGCCATTAGCGCATCTCCTGTATGAGTTGTTGATAATATTCTTGAGCAATTTCTACCCGCTCTTTGATTTTCTCGATGATTTTCTCATCACGTTTAATTGTGACGGTGGTGATACGTTTTTCTTGGGGGATTTGCTCAACCAAGTCAATGTATCTGTTTGGGTCGTCATAGCTTGATAATTGGTCATAAGGAGTGGGGAGGAGGACAAAATCAATTTGCGCCTCACTACAATCCCATAGCCACATATAGCCTTGCATTTGTGCGTCATAACCCGCTTTTTTCGCTTTTTCTTCCGCCTCATCAGCAAAAAAAGGGTGTGAACCAATATCCCAAGAGCATTTAGTATCTATGATTAATTTTCGACTTGGCACATAAATATCGCACTCGCCTGTAATCCAATCGTTTTCACGCCTTTCCGTGTTCTTTTTAAGAGGTAATCCACGCTTACGACCGCTTAACTTAATGGCTTGTTCTTCTAGTGCGATACCTTTCTCGGTGTATTTATTCCCCTCAAAATCTCGATAACCGAATAAATCAAATTTCACTATCTTTCTCACCGCACTTTTTGCTGTAGCAGATATTCCATTACCGCTTTTAGGCTTTACCATTAAATCAGCCAAGCCAGAGCATTTAGCTTTGAGTTGGTACATTTCCATTCTCAATCGCCTCCAACTCCGCAATCTGCTCTTGGCTAAATTCATAAGCCCCACTATCACAAAGCTCTTGTAGGGTGGTTTCGCCGTTGGCAATGCTTTGTTTGCATTGTTCGAATGTGGCTTCATCAACAACCGCTAAAAATTCCGCCTCTTGAATATTGTCGGTGTAGTTGAATTCTTGATTTTCTACATCTTTCACAACGGCTTGGTCGGCTAATACGGCTTGTTGCATTTCAACAGAGAGCGGGGCTTGTTTTGATAGCAATAACTTAGTTACAGTTTTTAATGCCATTGCCTCGAAGTTATCGTGCCATACGCCATAGCCTTTTTTAAATGTTTGACTGTAGCGTTGAGCGTGTTTGACGATGTCATCGTGGCTCATATAGAGTTCGGCTGAAAAATCGTTTACTAGTTTAAAATAGGCGTAATAGCCGATTGGATTTTCGTTTTGCTCGGGTTCTTGCTCCCAGTCGAACTCAAAACCATTAATAAAATCTTTTTTGATAAGTTGCTTTTTGTACACAGGCAATGCGACTAAGCGTTTAAATTGCCCGCTACGTTGTGCCAGTTGGATAAAACCTTTATAGCCAATTTGGAATTGCGCTTCGGTTTTCTTTTCCTTGTTGTTTCTGAAAGGGACGATGTAGGCAAAGCCTAAGCCATTTTGTAGTGGCAAATTCAGTGTCGCAGCCATACAGGCCGCATTAAAAATGCTCATTGGGTCTGCTGTTTTAAGCATTGAATTGCTGTTGGCGATTTGCATGACACTTGTTGCAAAAGTGGCCGCATTTTTGCCAACAAGTTCCTTAATCTTATTTTGCACATTCGCACTTTCAAAAAATGTTTTAAGCGCAGGTGGCTGTTTATTTTGTTGATGTTGGACTTGGTTTGTCATCTCGCCCCTCCATTAATCTGGGTCATAATCATTCATTCTGTCGTTTAATTCACGCTCGGCGATTTTCTTAATCGCTTCTTGTCTATAAGGCTCATAACTTGCACCGCTGCCAATGGCAAGCCAGAAATTATCGTTATCACACAACATTTCCGTGAGTTCGTGATAATGCGTTTGGTCGCCTTGTTGTAAATCATTGTCAATTTCCGTGGCGACTTCGTCTAAGGCGATTTCATAGCCTGCTTGCCAATCCACTTTACGTTGGTGTGCCGCATTGAGTTGAGCGTAGTAATCAGCGTAGGGTTTCATTGTTTTTCTCCTAAAGTGCGGTTAATTTCTGCTTGTTTTTGTGCGGTGTAATCCTGCAGTTCTTTTTCTGCTGCCAGTGTAAGATTAGGCGGTAAACATACACCGTTTTCATATATGCCCCCTTTCAGTTCACATCGGGTTTCTTGTTGGATTTGTTGGCTTAATTCGTTATCGTGCCAATCGGTGGGGTTGGCATCGGCGTCTAGGCTAATCCCGCCCACAATTAGGGAAATAACCAAGGCGGCGAGAAAATAGCAGATTCTGTTTAGCCATTTTTCACTGCCTTTCATAAAATGCGTGAAGCTTTGTTTTTCTTGGCGTAATGCGTTTTTTGAGCGTTTCATTTGGGGCTCCTTGTTAGATATTAAGCATTTGTTCTTTTGCGATTTTGCAGCTGTCTTTTTTGATTTCAAAGCCATAGGACGGGCGGTTAAGCTCTCGTGCGGCGCGTAGCGTGGATGCACTGCCAGCAACCGGATCAATCACTACATCGCCCTCATCGGTAAAGATTTCGATGAGGCGTTTTAACACGGCAATGGGCTTTTGTGTCGGGTGCAGTTTAGGGATTTCCTTGCGGTTGTCCTTTTCCCATTCGAACCAGTTTTTAATCATTTTGCCGTTGTTGTTAAATTTCGGCAGTTTATCGCGGTATAAAATCAAGGCATATTCTGTTGCGCCGACGACTTTCATATTCGCTTTGAGCACCTGTGGTGATGATGATTTAATAAACACCAAAGGGATGTGATTTTTAAAGCCGTGCTGCTTGGCGTAATCAATCACCATTGGGATTTGTTGGAAAGCGCAAAACACAATCATACAAGGGGCTTTGCCGCGTTCTTTCGGTTCTTTGATGAGCATTTTTGAACAAAAATGCATAAATTCGGCAATGCGAAAATCTTTATCTGTATCAAAAAAACTACTGTTGGCTTTGTCGCTTTCGCCGTTTTTGTTATCGCCGTTTACATACCATTCAGGGTTTGAAGCGTAAGCATTATTACCGAGATTGTAGGGAATATCGGCGATGACTAGCTGCGCTTTTGGGATGTGGTAGCGTTTGTAGTTTTGGAAGTGATCGTTGAATAATTCGGTTTTCATTTTTGTTTCCTTTTTAGTCGATTTGTTGAATTTTGGGTGTAATAATCCGCCACACGATTTTTCAAAAGTGCGGTCGGATTTTTTGCTGTTTTATAGAATTTCTAATTGAAAACTCGTTTTTTTAGGATCGTAGGCTCGAAGATATTTTAATACGCGCCAGTTATTGCCTTGCTCGCATTCAAATTGTTCCGTGATTCGCTCTAATACTTTTTGAGCTTGACGGAGAGTACTGCGATATTCGTAAGCCATGCTATAAACGGAAGCAGCGTAGTGCGAGCCAATTTGTTTTAATGCAGGGTGAAGTGCTTGGCAAAGCTCCATGCCACGCAATAAAGCAAACCACGCCCAAACGAGCTGTTGTAGGTCATGCTCTGTAAATTCAAACGTGAATGTTGTCGGTTCCTGCGTGGCAATATTGGGGGATTGATTTTCTTCCATATCTTTCTCTTTTTTACGTTGATTTATGCCTTCTTTGAGTTTTACAAAGGCGGAAAAGGTGGGTTTAATTTCATCATTGAGTTGGTGATACTGTAATTTCTTTCGCCAAGCCATTTCAACACGTGAAATTAATTCGAGATTTTCAAGGGTGCAATTTCTTGAATTGCCGTCTTTGTAATCAATAATATGTCCACGCGGAATTTTTCTACTGGCTTTGCGCCAGAGATAATGCGATTTCCGTTCATAACGTTTAATGCTTGCTTTTATTAACCAACATTTTGCATTTTCACAATATCGCTCAAAGCCAATCGGTTTTAAATTTTCACCTTTCTCAAATCGACCGCTTCGTCCGGTTAGCCATTGTCTCTTCACGCGCAAAACCTTTAACGCGTGTGGATTAAATGGTTTATTGAAATAAACTTCCATTTTTTGAGCCAAGATTCTTTCATTTAACGTGCAATTCGCTTTAATGAACGCAAGTTCTTCTTTGCTGTAACGATTAGCATGCTTAAGGCTTGGAATATTGTGTTTCTTTTTTAATTTATAGAAAACATTACGATTTATTAATAAATCAAACTGTTGCTGAAACAATTTAATTAGATCAGATGGCTTTTTATCCCAATGTAAGCGAATAAACGCAATATGTTCATCGGTGAATTTAAATCGTTCCGCATTAGAGGTCATCGCCTTGCGCCTTAGATATTCTTAGAAAATCAGGGGATTCTCTTTCAATTTGACGATTTTCAAACAATGTCATTGCTTTAAGCGAAATCGCATTGCTTGCGATAATATTTGCCGCAATGCCTGATACGGCATTGGCACGTTTAATTTCTCGATTAAGTTCTTCATCGGTTAAGTCTTCATCAAGCAGTTTTTCTAACTGGGAAAATAAATGATTGTTTAAGTCTGTGATTTTATTTTTCATTTTAAATAACCCTAAAAAAACCGCCCTTTCGAGCGGTCAGTGGAGTAGTGCAATCAGTCTATGCTAATTTTGTCTAGAATATGGTGCCTTTCTTTATGCTTGTAAGGCTCAAGCCGAGGCTATCGTATTAATTCTCTTACCCCTAATCTGCGCTTCTGCACTGCGTGCACGGTGTTTGTACCAGCAGGTTTACCTTTGCAGCAGGGTAGTTGGCTATGTCGATAAATTGCTCTTTTTGGCGGTTGGCTGCAAATTTAATTGCGCGATCCGCCGCACTTTCTTTTACCACCATTTTTTCAAACGCGGCATTAATGCGACGTTGTTTATCGAACATTCTTTCTAATCTGCCCGCTTTACCACGTTGTAAAATTTCGCCTTTTTCGGTGAATTTGCGTGAACCTGCATCACGCTTTACGATGATAGTTGCCATAGTTGGCTCCTTGTTTGTGTACCATTTTTAACCGCGCTTTAATGTGATAATGCGCTTAATCTGTCAGATTCCGCAACGCGGTCGCCGTCAAATCGATTTCGGCTGCATTAAGAGAAAAGTGCGGTTAAAAATGGCGTTATCTTGATTGCCTCAGCCCCACGCGTTCAAGTTACGCATTATTCCCAATGTTGATGTTGGTTCGTGGGTGATTCGATTTGTTAAAGAGCAATTAAAATTTTTATTCAAGGCCTTCTCAAAGGGCTTAGTAAAAACTTTAGGCGATAAACTTAAGTGACTGTTCTTATTTTTCTTCTTCTTTTATTAAATCCCACTGCCGTCTCTGCTTATCTCTCGGCTTACGCCTGCTATTGCGGTGGGTACATTTTTAAATATGTGCTACAACTTGTTTTGCCTCTACTTCAACTTCATCCATAATCAGATTTCTGAAATCTTCATTAGTCATAAACAAATCTGCTAAGGCTTCTAAGGCTTTTCCTGTTTTCTCTGCGTAACGCTCTAACACTTCGGTAATGAAAAAGGCTTTTAATTCTGCAGAGCTATTAATATTCATTTTAGGTTCCTTATAGGGTGTTTTGTTTTGATGTGCTTATAATATAGCTTTTTCTATTTAATGTAAATAGTTTTTTCTATAAAATATAGTTTTTTTGTTTGTCGAAATTTAGGCAATAAAAAAGCCCGCGATTGCGGGCTGGGTGGGTTGTGTATTGCGTTATTTTTTTTTCACTCTAAAATTTTCATCATCTTGACAATACTCAAGGCAATCACGAATGATACCGCTCAATCTTAAGATGTTTTCAGGGCAATCTATAATAATTTGGCTGCCTGAGATTTCCAAACCGGCGCGCACGATCTCCTTTCTGTTCTCGTCATTTAGCTCTATAGGAATTACAATCGATGGGCGTTGCTTGTTATCGTAATAACGTAAGATCCAGCGGTTCGTTTTTCCTTGATACAAAATGCTGAAATAGCTTTCAGTGTCTTTGGCGATCAGTTCAACTTCTTCGCCTAGAATTAATGAAACATATTCAGATAATAATCGCTCAGTATAGGTTGTCACGATTTTACTATTGTTAGGATCGACGACAGGCGCGGTTTCATCAATCATCTCCGATGCTGGCTCTTCCAACTGCTCCATTACCGGCTGCTTGGATAAGCCTGATACAACCATTTCGCTCACAGCTTTCTCAACTGCCTGCTTCACGATTGGGGTAATGGATTCAATAAAACGCTGGTTAAGCTGGCGTCCAATATTGGAACGACCGGCAATATATCGAACAAAATCGCTATCTACATCTTTTAGAGACGATGAAATAACCTTAGTGAAAGCGGAAAGATAAACACTTTCTTCCGCTAATGTGCGGAGTGCTTCTGGTTGAAACTTATCGTGGCAGAATTGCGCTAGTTGTGGGATTTTAGTTTCATCAAGACTGCTAAAGTTTATGCGTAAAAATGGCGTACTATCCATTATATTTTTATCTTTCAAGTCAGTGAAAAATCGCCATTCTTTGCCATTGGTAATTGCTGCAACGGCTACTTCAGGGGTTGCATTAAAATAACGCGCGAGCTGTGGTGCATGATTGCTTAAGTCTTCATTGTAGGATTTTGCTTCAATAAACATTACCGGCACGTTATGACAAAATAGCGCGTAATCCACTCGTTCACCATTTTTTGCGCCGACAAAATCTGCAGTATATTCCGCTTTTACTTTAGTTGGATCGTATGATGTAAAGCCTAATATATCCAAGAATGGAAGAATTAATGCTTGCTTGGTAGTTTCTTCGGTTGTGCAATGTGGCCCAGCGCGTAATACGTGTTGGGCGTGAGATAGGATTTTATCTTTTAAAATGGCATCAGTCATAATACATTCCTTATTGATTATTTCGCTGATCTTTTGGGGTGTAGTGGAAATCTAAATATTCGGCTAATGGTTTAAGTTCAGGGATAAAATCATTATTCTCAGCCGCATCTTCAATTGCTTTTTCTTTTTTCTTATCTACGCCCTTATCAAGGCAATCAGATGTAATTTTTTTACTGCATTTGCTAAATCCATTGGTTATATACGCTCGTCGTGCGACGATATATACGATCTTATTTAAAAATACTTTTGATGTATCTACGCCTTTTGTTAAAAGGTTATTATAATCTGCGAGATATTGATCTGTAATGGATTTGATGACATCGGCGCGGAATTGGCAATTGTCTAGCATTGGTGTTCCCGCCACTTCTCCGGCACCTTCACAAACTAAATTTACTTTATCGCTTTTATTTAAATCGATCACTTTATCGTAAGCAGATTTTTTAAATTTTGCTTGTGTCGCGTTGAAGTTAAATTCATTTTTTGATTTAAATACAATATACGGGTGATCGAATAAATCCGTCTCAATGCTACCTATCGTGCCTGAAACTATCAAATTTTTGCCTTTGAATTTTTTGTTGGCTCGAGCTTCATTTTTATCATATTCCTTTTCTAATTCAGATATGGTGGTAAATACGTAATCACCATATTTATAAGCAGTTTTCCCACCTTGAAAGTAGACATCTATTTCTTCCTTGATCACTAATTTCATTAATTCAATTTCTTGTGGACTTGGATTGTAGATTTTATCTTCGGTAAGCGTTGAAAAGGGTAATGCAACTAAGATTAGCGAGGATAGCACAGCTTTTTTCATTTTAGTTTCCTTGATGTTAGCGAGAGATTTTTGGCATATTACACAATAGGTGGGGATCATTCAGTGATATAGATCACATTTTAGAAACCAAACGCCTACCGAAGCAGACGTTTGATGAAAGTTTAAGCGAGAAAAATACACTTATTTTGCGTTAGAAGTAGTTTTAGAGATTGATGCGCGGCGTAAAGATAAGATTTTATCGTTGGTACACTCACTCTCATTTCCCGCCCTACGTCACCTTGCGATAAATTGCTAACATACCGTAGCATAAACACTTGATATAACTCTGGTGTGACGTTGCGCATAATAAGTGTTGCGTCGTGAATGCGCATTGCGGTTTCATCATCTAACATCGGGATACCGTGATCGGGCGTTGCTTTGCGTAAAAAGGGCTGAATTGAGGGATAGTTAATTCCCTCGCCTTCACGCGCCCATTTGCCATAGCGGCGAGCAGTTAATTTAATATCTAAGATGTGTTTGGTCTGCATATTATCCCTTTCTTTTTTCTATTAATCGGCATTTTTTGTTAAAAATCTGTTTGATGCGCCGTAAGTCATCGGGGAAATAATGCCGTGGGCGGTTGTCAGCTTCAATTTGTTCGACTTTTTCGCTACCTAGTCTATCAAGCAAGCCTAGGCGATATTGCTGTACATTGCCGCCGTAGTAGCGGTTGCATTTTTTACATTGACCGTGGATATTGAGAGTATAAAAGCGCAAGTGTGGCGCAGCTCCACGTGAGCGGTAATGCCCAGCATCAAACCCTCCTCCTAGCTGTTCTGCCACTAAGGGCGTGCCGCAGGAGATGCATTCTTTGCCCATATCGCGTAGGCGGATATATTTATTTACTGCCGCTTGCGCTTCCTTGGTCAATTCGTGCTTGGTTTTGTTTTTCTCTTTAAGTGCGGTCATTTTTTTGCGGTTTTCGATTCGCGCCTGTTTGTCTTTTTTCTCGCGTGCCTTGCGGGTCTGTTCGCGCGAAAGTTTAATAGCGCATTCTGGCGAACAGACCTTTTGCAGACTTGAAACGGTTTTTATAAAGTAGTTTCCGCACATTTTGCATTTATACTCTTTCGCCATTAACCAAACACCATATTAAACATTACCCAAACTGCCGCAATCAAAAGTACAATTTTTAACTCCAAAATCTCATCATCGTTTAAGCGTTTCATTTAAATCCCCATCTATCGTTAAATCTCACGCCATTTTGCACGCCCCAACTGGTCACATACTCGATAAGGCTCGCCATTCTGCTCACGCTCATTTGAGCCGAACTTTCACGGATATTCACAAATTCCCCCTCAAGACCTGGCACAACATCTGCTTTTTGATTGGTGGCGATTGCGTGACCCGAAATAAACAACACTTTCCACTGCTCCATTGTGAGCTTACGCCCCATAAATTCAGCCTGATTTGCAACATCTTGGCACATAGCGTGAAACTTGGCGTTTTGCTCAAGGTTTCGTGTTATTGGTTGGATTTTGACTACCAACGGCTTTTTATCGTCTATTGGCAGCTCTTTGATTAAATCCAAGCAATTATTTTTAATGCGTTGATCGCGTAAAAAGAAAGGTTTGTATTGGCTCATCACATCATTCCCAACGCTTAAATAACATCGCAATACTCATTCTTTGTACTCCACGCCTAAATCTTCCAACCCAAAATAACCGCAAGATTTTGTTCGATTTACTGCGCTGTATTTGCTTACCTGCGGAAACGGTATCGGCTCAATTAAGTGACCGTTACAACGAAAACGATCGTCATCCCATTCGCTGCTCGATATAAAATAATCTGGCGTATAAAAATCCTCTAATTCCGCACCGCACTTTGGGCATTTATAGCTTGTCATTGCAATGCCCCTTTCCCTTTCATCATTGCCATCAAGCTATCGCGTGCCTTATCAGCCTTCGCTTTATCGTAAAAACGTGGCTTTGTTGGAATCATTTTCGGAATATCCTCAAAAGGAAAATTCGACCGCACTTTTTCTGCCGCTTTTGTGAGTAATTTCGGAATAGCTTTCAACGTGTCCTCTTCCGATTTTTTCTTACACTTTTCGTACAGATTTTTAAGCAACCAAAATTCCACTTTTGAACGATATTGAAATTCATCCCGATTGAATCGGGCATAGCCTAAGAAAGTGTTATAACGTTGGTATAATTCCGCTTCATTCGGTAAGCCCAGTGCGTGATAGTCATAGGCTTTGCACCAAAACACAAACAACCCTACGCTAGGTAAAAATTTATCAAGAGAGTTTTCTGCTTTATAAAGCCCGTTCTCCAACTGAGGTCTCGTAATTTTTTCTCGTACCAACACACGCAACCAAGTTTTTTTAGCAGAAAGATAATCCGCTTCGGTTTCAAAGGCTGCACGCCAACCAAGAAAAATCGATTTAAGCTCTTGAAAGAGCCAGTTAATCGTCTCTTCCGCACACTGTGCACATTCTGGCGGGAGCGTGTTAATTTGGTCTTGTGTTATGGAATTTTCCATTGCGTACCGTCCACTGTGAAATTCATTCCTGCAGACCAGCCTGTCTGCGTATCGTCAAATTTGGGTTTATTGGGGTGTGATTGCCCTAAGTGCGGTGAATTTGGTCGCAGTTTTTCATCACGCCAATCCCATGATGCGTTAAATCCCTGCCAGTTTCGTTCAATGCAAATCTCCACCGCTTCACAAATCGAAATCCCCGCCTTGTCCGCTTGTTTTTGCAGACGGTTGAGTTGCGTTTGGTTAATTACGCCCTTTTTGGCTTTGCGGTGTGCAATAAAATCTTTCGCCAGTTGTCCGGTAATACCGAACTGCTCAAGCAACATTTCGGATTCGCTTTTTTGCGTAGTTTTTTTAATATGATGGTTATCTGATGGTTCTATTGATGGTTCAGGGTTAAGCTCGTTTACTAGGGGTGGTAAAGCTGCTTTACTAGGGTGGTTAAGCTCGTTTACTAGGGGTGGTAAAGCTGCTTTACTAGTAAAAGGCTCTAATATTTCCCAGTTTTCGGGATGCAAGATATACACATTAGTGGCGTTGCCGTTTTCGGTTTTACGTTCACGAATGGATAAATATTTCATCGCTTCCAATTTCTTAACGTGCGAAATTGCCGTAGGGCGCGAAACTTCACATTGGATTGCAATACGTTTATAACTTGGATAACAAACGCCATCATCATTCGCATTATCGGCTAATTTTACCAGCACTAATTTTGTTAAAGGATTGCCGGTTTTGCTTTTAAATGCTTTAGTCATTAACTCAACACTCATCTCATACCGCCATAAAATACGCTTTATATACTTTGCCTGTGCGTGCATCGTGGACGAACTCGTCCGAAATCTGATGCCAGCGGTTTTTTAAATCTAAAATTCGCGCCGAAAGACGCAAGCAACCGAATTTGTCTAAAGCTTCGAGTGATGTCAGTCGCTTACCTGATTGCAAATAACGCAAAATACGGTCACATTGCGATTGACTTATTTTTTCGTTTGGATTAGTATTCTCCATAAATACATTCCTTAATGATTAGCCACGGTTCCCGCCGTGGTTTTTTTATTGCTCTAATTCCCACTTTAAGCACAATGCGCTTTCAATGAGCGCGTCAATGCTGGCGGAAATCGTTTGTTTTTCTTTGTTGGATAACTCGCGCCCTAAATCTGAATTAGGATGGACTGCGCTTTTGATTTGTTCGCCAATTTTCCCTGCATTGGTGGTAATGTCTAAAAAGCCTTGCACGACATCGGCGCAGCAACTGGCGCATTTGGGCATAGGTACGATAAGATGATCGATTTTGTCGGCAATGGCGGCGACGGTGCGCGTGCTATTGGTGATTTCGATGAGATCGAGGGCTTCGATAAAGCTGAGATGATTGTTTTCGCATTCTACGTTAAGTTTATTGCCTAAAATATTCGGCGATTTGCCTAGCGTGAGTGCCAGCGTAGTGATACCGCCAGACGCGTTTTTACAATCGCGATGTAACGTGCGCTGAATGTCTTTACTGTTCATTAAAACCTTTCCTTTTTCTTGAAGATTTTTACTATTCGTTGCGCTATTGTGACTTTGTGAGTGAGCGCAAGATGTCAGTTTCGGTGACTTTCCCATTGGATGCTTTGGCGATAAGCGGGATGTATTTGCCACTAATACCACCACGGTGAAGCCAAGCAAAAACCGTAGGCTGTGCGACACTGCACAGCTTTGCTAATTTGGCTTGACCACCACATTCATCAATCGCAATTTTAATTGTTTTATTGATCAAAATAGTCTTTCCTATTAAGTAAATAAAGTTTTTACTATTCTAAAGGAAAATAAACTATTTATAAATAGGTAAATCTATTTTTTTATCTATAGAAATATCTATAAAATAAAATAGAAAGGGAAAGGGAGTAAATATGACAACATTGGGCGAGCGATTGAAATTTTTGCTGATTGAAAGGAATGTTACACAAGCAGAATTGGCGGAAATGGTGGGAACTACCCAAGGTGCGATCAGTAATATCGTGAAAGGTGAAACTCAAAAACCAAGAAATATTCTTGAGATTGCCAATGCGTTAGGTGTAGATCCAAACTGGTTAAAATATGGGAGTACAAAAATGACAACATTATCAGGGAGATTAAAAGCGTTGCTGGTAGAAAAAGGAATAAACCAAACCGAATTTGCTAATATGATCGGCATTGCTCAACCCTCTATGCAGAAAATCCTTGCCGGAGAAACCAGAAATCCACGCAAAATTGTTGAAATAGCAAAAGAGCTCGGTACAACGCCGGATTATTTGTTGTATGGCGATATGACCGTTAGTCATTCCACTTTGGAAAATTCTCAGATTAATAACAATCAGGGGCAGACCGTCAATAATTTTTTTGACAGTGGAAGTGATGAATTACGCGAGATGTTGCAGAAGCAGCAGGTTTCATTAAAAACGAAGCCAACGGAAGAATGGGTTTTTGCCTTAGATGTAAATCGTTTAGCTGAGACAGATATAATTAATGCGCATTTCCCTCGCCCTTTTGAAGCCTTACATCTTTCACAAGATGGGATGATGGATTTATTAAAACTACGCTCTACGGCGAATGTGGCGATGATAACGATGTTTAATGAGAGTATGTCGCCGGTAATTAATAAAAAAGATTTGATGTTTGTGGATACGACTTGTAAACAATATGCTGGCGAAGGGATTTATTTGTTTGTAATGAATAATGAGTTGTATGTGCGTCGTTTATATCAAACACCGAGCGGTGTATTAAATGCGGTGGCGGAGAATGAGCGCGTGGGATCGAGCTTTGAAATTGATGATTTGTCACGTTTAAACGTACTGGGTCGTTGCGTGCGAAAATTTTCTATTATTGCAGAGGATTTATAAGAAAAGGGGAAATTTGATCTGCACCCCAAAAGT